TCATCATCCATAGGGTTTGTATCCATAATGATAAAACGATGCTGACAACCACCGTGTGCTTTGGTTGGATAACGACCTACCCTATGTGTTAAACCATCAATAACCGCCTTCGGCAGTTCTCTGGCTTCATTCACCCACGCACCTGTTAGCTCCAAAGACAATAACTTACGCACATCTTTTGGTGTATCCAGTGCTAAAAAGATCACTTCCATATCTAATCCTGCTAACTTTCCTTTGGGTGGTAGCTGGATATGGTGTGTTAGTGGTGGTGACCAACGCATCGGTCCCCAAGTGGCTTCATCAAATATCTCTAACCAAGTCTTGATGGTCGTGGTTCTGAGTTCTGGATAAGAGTTACGCACAATTACAAACCTACTGTGGCGAGTGTTGTCCAGTGGTGAAACTGGTTGTTGTAATGCACGCAACATTATCTCAGATGCACAAGCGTAAGACTTGCCACTACCTACAGGTCCCATTAAACCACGCACAAAAGACTGGTCATTTAGGAACTTCCACACCGTAGGACTTTTACTAAAGTCTAGGTCCAGTGCGGTTACATCAGATTGCTTATGCTGATTCGTTTTGCGTTTAGATAAATCGGTACTACCCTTTACTCTCGCCATTATAAATTATATTCCTTGATGGTTTCAATCCACGCATTGGGAATGTTTATCATTGCATTATATTCATCATCTGACTTAGTACAAGCTAATAATATTCTTTCTTTATTTTTATCTACCAAATGACCAACTGATACACACCTATCTAGTTTGCAGTTTTTTTTAGCGTCTGCTTGTGAAGTCCAACCATTTTCTGCAACTGCATCATACCAAACCACTAGGGTAATCTTAGTCTTTTGTTTCGGTTTCCTCATCATCATTTTTTTCTCTTACCTCATATACCGTTTCTGGTCCAGATATGTTGATACCTAATACGGATGGTCTGTTCTGTGAAGTATCAACATTCAGCATACCGTAATGTTTTGCTAATAAGCGTAGTGCTGCAATCTTGTCGTACATCTCAACTTCCAACTGGTTGCCGTATTTGGTTGGTGTGACTTTCATTTTCTTGATACCACGCCTAGCTTTTTCAGTTAATTGGTCAGATGCAAGCATTGTGGTGCGACCATTCTCATCCCAGCTTAAAATGTCTGTAAGTTCAGATGCACCAATTGCTGCTAATTCTTGTTCAACAGCTTTTCGCTTTGCTTCGTTTGGAGATTTCAGTATCTCTTTAGCTTCTCGTAATGATAATGATTTAGCCATAAGCCGAGTATATAATTGTTTTCACCAAAAATCACAAAAATTTTGTGTCATAGGGATATATACGAGGTAGGGTAGCATCCCCCATATAAGCACATTCTAATATTATTAATGATAGTAAGTCATTGATTTTGTTAGAAATGATGTATTATTTAACATAATAGCGATTATGCGAAGTCTAATTCGTAAGTTATTGATTTTATTGGTATATATGATAGTATATTAGCATTTTCTTATGGTGTTTTGCCTGGTTTATTCCTGGATTACCTGCCTTTATTATGTATTGTGTGTATGTGGGGTTATTTATAATTAGATATTACTCTTATGTATCTCATTATATCAAGATCAATTAAATTAATTATTATTATACTATTGACATACTAGTATTATCTAGTAATATATAGATGTAAGTTAAATAAAAAGAGGGTTAACAATGGAATATATATATAATTTAATTTGTCAAATAGAGACATTAGAAGAGGCTCTTATGTGGTATGCATTATTTGTTTGTTTGTTTGTACATCTACCTTTTTATGTTTTTGTGATAAGACCTGATAAGAAAAAATGGCAAATATAAGAGTAAATATTAACTAAAAAAAGGGGTAAATTATGAAAGATAATAAAATACAATTTAATTTAGATTTTGGCGGTTTTTATGAGTCCATACACGAATGGCATATAGAAAATAAATTATTAGATTTATATAATTTTGCTAATGATACAGATCAAGAAGATTTTTATGATGATGTTTTATCTAATTTTAGAGATAGTATTAATTATAATGAAGTTCAAAATCAGTATTGTACACAGTGGCTCAATCATTTTAATAGGAATTTTAACACTTGGTTTACATTTAAAGGCATTGATAGTCCAAAATATTACAATTTTGAGACAGATACAATAATATGTGAAGTTAGTGAGGGTTATATTGATGATATTATAAATTTTAAGGATGATAATCTTGTGGATTTTATAAATGAAGTTAGTAAATCTTGCAGTGGTTTTACTAGTTTTTACGAAGGATGGGATCAAGTCATAACTAATAAAGCTGTATTTATGAATTATTATACTAGATGGTTATTAAGTATTGATGAACACTGGATTGATGATGTAAATGAGAGATTATTTGATGGGTTGGAAATAGATGATACTAATATATACATACAAGACAAGGCGGTAAATTATGACTAAACAAGATAAAAAGATAATCATTAATTTTTTATTTGAATTAATAGGATCAATTGTATTTTTTATAGGTTTATTTGCTACAGTGTATTTCTTTTTACTTTTCACATATAATTTATAAATAGATATTTTCATTGGAGTATAACTCCACCTCGTAGGCTAACACGTAGCCGCACTTTTAACCCTGAGTAATCAGGGTTTTTTTTTGGTTCTAAAATCCATTAATACACCAGAAAAAAAATGATAGTACACAAGGGGGGGGGAACGGTTTTTAAGGTTCAACATACCTCACATAACATAGCAAGGTACAACACTTCACCGTATTCACTTACAGTGAATATACGGATGATGAGTTGCTGAGGTACTAATTTGCAATGTTGCAATGCTGATGAAGTGTTAAAGCATTGATTTATATATTATTTTTTTATCAATATGCAATGCTGCTATGTTGATGAAGTGTTGACTTTTAGCACTTCATCCAGGCGAGTGCTAATGTGCAATGCTGAAAAATAAATATAGATATTTCTATTGACAATAGAAAAAACTAGATGTATAATTAATGGGTAACATAAATTAACAAGAGGGGTACTCTAAATGAATGGTAAAAAAACACAAAATTTAATATTATATAGTGATCCATCACATTCTTGGTTAAAAGTTAGTAAATGGGATTTACAAGCATTAAATATTGCGAATAAAATATCCACTTATTCATATATGAATGGTAATAATGCTTATCTTGAAGAAGATTGTGATGCAGAAATATATTTAAATGCACTTAAAAATGCTGGATTAAATTATAACATTGAAGAAAAAGTTAGCGGTTATGATCAATCAGTTATTAGATCATATAATTCTTATCAATTTATGGGGTAACAATGCATCCAATTTTATTTGTAAAACTTTTAATTTTAGTATCAATCCCCGTGGCACTACTTGCCGTGGGGGTTATTCTTTTAATCAATTTATAGGGGGAACGATGATATTAGTTAAGATAGGGGAAAATTGCGGAATAGATGAGTTCTTAGAGCATTATGAATATTATACAGATATTGAGGTAAACGATTATGGCACAAAACTTACTGAAACAGCTATATTAGAAGATTTTTTTGGTCAAGATGACGAAAGGGTTGAGTTATCAAGGGTAAGATGGGTTCAAGAATTAACCGAAACCGAACTAAAAACTTTAAAGAAATTTAATATAATTGAATAAACAGGGGGAACGATTGAGCAACCAAGACGGTCAACCGCTATACAGCATACTGCCCGTTAGGGTATGTAAACTGCACACCAAGCTCAACAAGACACAGCTTGTTGCGTTTATTGCTATGTGTACTTACACCAATAGGCAAGGGCTAGTCTTTGCTACTGCCGAAAGCATTGGGAACAGGTGTGGACTGAAAAGGGAACAAGTTTTAAATGCCTTCACCAAGTTCAAACAGTTAGGATTGATCCGAGATTTAGAAAAGAAATGGCAGTTACACCAGATCAGTAAATGGAAAACAGGTAGACGGCAAGTCTTGTATCTGGATGGACTAGACGAAGTACCAAAGGGGGAAGAACTTCCTGCAGTTGCGTTCAGTCATATGGATAAGGAACACCAAGAACAATACCAAGCACAAGCCGAAAGTAAGGTAACGACACCAGAAATTAGGGTAGATATGCAGTATTTACAGGTGCTAGATTTAGCGGTGTCAAGTGCATTAGGTCAACCCGTGCATTATAGTAGGCAAGAGTATCAAAAGTATATGCAAGGGAAAGACTTGAAATTAAAATTTGATATTGTTTTTCCAAAAGCAAGAGCATTTATTGAGCAACACAAACGAGTACCAAAAATTCACGAAATTATGGGGGAACTATGATAATAGAGAGAAAATGGGCAATGCCTTCACATAAAACATTTACTATTAAGCCGATAGGGGAATTGATACAAGAGGAAATAGGGGAAGATTATTTAGATCCGTTCCCATATCCTTATGAGCAAGATGCAATAGATTATTTACAAACCATACCTGATCTATCAGAAGATTATTGTGTATTTGATCCGCCTTATTCACAACGACAATTAAAAGAAATGTACAAAAACAATGGTATATCCTTAGAGCATCCAATGAATAATAGTTATTGGGCAAAGTGCCGTAAAGAAATCGCAAGAATATTAAGACCTAGCGGTAAAGTTATTTCTTTTGGATGGAATAGTGCAGGAATTGGCAAGAAATATGGTTTTGAGATTAGCCGTATTCTTTTAGTAGCTCACGGCAGTCAACATAACGACACCATATGCACCGTAGAAATTAAACAAGAGGGGTTATTATTATGAGCTTATATTTATCAGAACAACAAAGGGCAACACTGGAACAAACCAGTATGGGTAAAGAGGTGTTACAACAGCTACAAAAAACTGAAGAAAAATATTTAGAACTTTTAAAATATGGGAAAACGAGGGTATTGTCGTGCATACCACTGGATTTATACACCAAAATTAAGAAACAAGAAGGGGTAACTTGCGGTAATTTAGGTAATTTTATAAGTAAACCAAAGCATATTCCTACGAAAGAAACATTAATGAAAAGTTTACAGTCTTTACATAAGGGGTACGGTATTGTAATAGATACGGCAAAAGCATCAGGATTAGAAAAAATTGATATAGACTTCTTTAACATCACCAAGTCCAATGGGGATGAGATATTTGTTGTACCTGATCGCAACACCAAAGCCATCATTGAGGAACAGCACCAAGACAAACCCGTATTGGTGTACACAATGCAAGAACTATGTCATTTAATCAGTGGTGATGAAATGCAGTACGAATTGAAAAAAAATTTCCAAGCAACCGTAGAACAATCAGGGGGAACTGACGAGGAAGTGCCGTTTTGAAACAAGAGATTAACGACAAACTGAATTTAGAGATAGATTTATTTAACTGTAAAGAGGATGAATTTATTTATCTTTATCTAGCGTTGGGGTACAAAGTAAAAAAAGAATTGCAAAATGCTTTTTATGCAGGGTACACCAAACGCATCATTGAAAATAAACGCCCTTTTATGACACACAAAGAGGAGATCGGGTATATTACCCTTGAAATTCACCCCTTAGATGTGTACGAAAATAGGGAATATATTAAAACCATTTTGCAACAGAATAGGAGTAAAAATGAAACTGCAAAAAGATGACCAGTACATTGATAATGTACAATTTAATGTGGTAATTCCTAAAGACTTGCGAGAAGATTTCCAGAAAGCGTGTGATTTCAGAAGAATATCACAACGCCAACAAGTTATTTTCTTGATCCAAGACTTTATAGATGCCATTAACTTAGAGAGGGAAAGACTATGATTGAGATGTATAAATTAATATTACAGCAATACCGCACCAAACTAGCAGAACTCAATATGAGTTTACAGCTCAGTGAATTGCGAGATGGCAGCGATATGAGTAGTAATATGCAGCAAATAATACAAGACATTGTGCATACAAAATTGTATATTGCTGAGGTGCAACAAATGTTAGATAAATTTGAAGCGAAACAAGAAACTAAAGAGGGAGAAGATAATGCTGAATGATTTTACAATGGAAGGAAACAGTATGTTTCCGAATATCCTTACCTTTAATGCTAATTCAGGGGTATGGAAATTACGCCAAGACGGTGAAACCAATGAGATACAGATGCCAAAGCAAGTGGTAATGGATCTTGAGGTATTTCAAAAGGGTTGGAACTTAATTTTAAAAGGACAAGCACCACAATCACACTTAGTGAAGTACGACAAACCGTTTCCTGCAAAACCTGGTGAGGAATTTAAGAAAACATTTTGTATTCGTATGTATTCCAAAGACATTGGACTATGTGAGTTCGGTTCTAATAGTGGAATGGTAGGACAAGCGATCCAAAAATTCTTTAACACTTACCTTGAAGGTAGACCAGATGCGGTCAAAGTACCCGTCGTTGCCATCAAGCCTAACGGCAAAGCAGGCGAATGGTATGTACCAAACTTTGAGATTGTGAAGTATGTAGCTAGACCAGAAGGATTGACTGAAATTACTTTGTTTGATGAGCCTGATTTATCTATGTCAGGTAAACCAAACGAAAATCAGTTTGATGATATGGATAGTTATGTTAAACCTACAAAACCAAGTAGCCGTAAGAAAGTTGATCTATCAGAAGAACCTAACGACAGCTTAGACTGTTTAGATACAGAAGATGACGATGAGTTCTAATGATATTAATTGGAAAGACTATATCTTGCCAGTGGCTCAAGATGTATTTGGAGAACCTTTAAGCCAAACCAATCATATGGTTCGGTTTGGTGCGAAGGGATCTAAAACAGTGGACTTGAACGCAGGTACTTGGTACGATTTTGAAACAGGATCAGGTGGTGGATGTATTAGTTTATTAAAAGAATATTTTCCTGACGAAAATCCTTTAGAGATATTAAAAAATCGGTATGGACTTGAGCAGACTTCCCCACAAAGTACCCCAACTGCTCAACCCATACTCACGCATAGGTACGACTACACCAATGAAGATGGCGAGATTGTCTATTCCAAATTAAAATACGAACCCAAAGATTTTAGATGGAAATCAGATCAAGGGTACACACTTAAAGGTATTAAGCGTATTCCGTATGCACTGAGTGAAGTATTAGATGCAGGTAACAAGTTTATCTTTTTGTGTGAAGGTGAGAAGGATGCCGATGCACTACGCATACGAGGATTAATTGGTACAACTTTTGGTGGAGCATCCGATATTCCAGATGAAGCCTTGCATTATTTTAAAGGTAAGCGTGTGTTCATTGTGGGTGATTATGACACCGCAGGTATGAAACGAGTACGTGATACCTATGAGAAACTTAAACCGATTGCTAGTGTGGTCAAACACTGTTGGCTTGAAGGTCAGGGCGAAAACTGCAACGATCTCAGTGATTGGTTTGCTGAGGGTAATTCTGTTGCTACCTTAAAACAGATTGTCAAAAACTGTCCAGAAAATTTTGAGGAGATGCAACGAGAACCGAATTACAGGTTCTTGACTTATCAAGATATTATGACAATGACACCACCAAAGTTTTTGATTGATGGTTTCATTCAAGAGAACAGTCTAGCAATGATATGGGGACACAGTGGCAGTTATAAATCTTTTATTGCACTGGACTTTGCCTTGTGTGTTGCCACAGGTAAAGACTTTTTTGGACACAGTGTCAATCCAGGTACCGTGTTATATGTAGCAGCAGAAGGTTCTAGTGGTTTTAAAAACAGAACGACTGCGTGGATTGAGTATCATAACAAAAAGATTGATAACTTTTATTTGATCCCGATGGGATTAGACATCAATGAAGAAAGAACCATAGATGATTTACTGGCAGACACCAATATGTACCGACTACAACCAAAGTTATTAGTGATTGATACACTTGCTAGATGCAGTGGTGGCAGTGAAGAAAACAGTGCAACTGATATGTCTAAGATTATTAATAACTTAGATAAATACCGAGAAGCCACAGGTGCAACTTGTTTGATTGTGCATCACAGTGGTAAATCAGGTAGCCAATATCGTGGATCATCGGCGATCTACGCTGCAATGGACAGTTCTATTCAGATTGCTAAAGATGATTTGTATTGTACCTTGACCTCAGATAAGCAGAAAGATTGTGAACCATTTGAACAAATGACTTTTGAAATGAAGAAGATTGATTTCTTAGGTGGTCAGTCATTGGTCGCTACACTGGATGAACAACCTAATCGTCAAACTAAATCACAAGAACTACTAAATCTCATCAAAGATTTATTAGTCAATGGTCAAACCAGTACCCACCCAGATGTTCCCAACGGTCAGTTGACGATTACTCGTAGCGACCTAAGGGAACAAGCATTGGATAGGTTTGAAGGCGTGAGTACCACCAAGAATAAAAATTTTGGTAAGGTCTTGGAAAAACTGATTGCTGACAACAAGGTATTGTTTGCAGGATCAAGCAAAGGTAAGCAGTATTTATGGTTGCCGAAAGAAGAAGATAATAACGATAACATTTTTTAAAGGAGAAGATATGAGTAAATTAGATAAAGGATTTGGTAAGTTATCACCTGACGATATGTTAAGTGCATCACAGATACCTTATTTATTTGCCACCCCACACACTGTGCTACAACAACTAAGAGATGTACGAGCAGGAATTTATGAACGCCCAGCGTACAGTGATAAGATGGAAGAACGAATGGCAATGGGTAACATATTAGAAGGTACGATCAATGAATTAACCAAAGAATTATTAGAGATGGATATTGTTTATCCTGTAACTGAGGTAATGAGTAAAGAATTA